GCCATTATAAAATCTTATTTAAGTGTCTAACACCATGTTCATCAGTAACCATTTCACCTTTTTCTAGGGTACAAGTATAAGCAACTTGATTACCTGCATTGCGTTCTGCTACTCTTTTACCCTCTAAACACACTGATAAACTAGGTTGATGATACCAACCATCTAATCGTCTATCATTACCCTCAATGATAAACATTGATAAAACGAATACCATTTCAATCATGTGTTCCATTACCTCTTAGTTTGTCTGTTAATTCTTCTAAATCTATTACTCGTTCCTCAAGAAAATCTACTTGCAGTTGTGCTTTTCCTATCAATGGTAATTGTGTTTCTGAGTTACTTTGTAATGATTCTAATCTACCAGACATAAATTCAATTAACAAAAAAGCCTCTTTTAGTTGACTATCTATTTCTGTTACTGGAATAGTATCTATATGCTCATTTATTAATTCAATGTCATTTAAAATTAGTGCAGTTGATGTTTCTAATGCAGTAATTCTATTAGTTAAACCACTGTACCCAAAGACTGCACTTGCAACCACAATTATTATTCCAATTAAATTAATAATTGGCATGGAAATTGCTCTTTCAGAACTTACTGAAATTGGTTTATCAGACATTACTGAACCCCATCTAGTGATGCGTATATTTCAACTCCCATTCCATTTTCCCATGTCGCATTAGCAGGTATTTTTACTTCTATCTTATGGTACTTTCCACTTTGTCTAAATGATGCCACCCCATTATCATTGCAAGTTGTAAAACCACTTTCTTTAACTGTACCCCCTGCACGTTCTCTGCTTTGTAAATTTATTTGACTTGGTGTGTACCCCAAGAAAGTTACATTTAAAATATTTTGGTCTGGTGCAACTACAATAGAAAGTAAGGTGTCATTAACTATCGTTGCTACTATAAATTTGGCATTATTAAACTGACTAGAAACATCATTAACCCTAATAACATCACCAACAGTAAGTTGAGTAGTAAATGCAGTGCCAGTACCATTAACAGTAGTGCCAGTAATTGAAATCGTGCCACTAGCAACTTTGGGTTGAACATCTATAACTGGGTTTATGCTAGTAATAAAAGTTCTTTTGCCATCAGCATATTCTTGTTCACCTATGCTTAATGTTGCCTCTAAATTAGACCCACTAAATGTACCAAATTTATTATTGCCATCAAATGCAGAGAAAAACAATGTTCCACCTTGCCATATTCTACTGTCAAAGGAGTCAGTAAATGTTTCAATGTCAGTGCTTATATTGTCTAATGCCTCAAGTGTTGTGCCAGTAGTAAATGCACTAGATATGTTTTGTGTTGCTACGTCTATATAAGACCATCTATCAGCAGAATAATTATAACAAAGTATTCTGTCTGGGTTGCCACCAGATGAGTTTGTTGTTGGATATGACCAGAAAATTAATTTATTTAATGGGTCATGCCCAGATGTAATTCTTAAAATATTTGACTGGTCTAAACTATCATCAAACCATTTATCAATTTTGTTCTCACCTATAAGAGTTGTACTCTCGCCATTTGTTTTGCAAAAGCCATCTTGTGATAAGAAAAATGTTTCAGACCCTACTGTTTGAATACTACCATGTGCTATTGCACCTCGTTCTTGCTCAATGGCTCTAATCTGAAAAATAGATGAACCACCAACAAAGTTAAGTTGAAATATTTTATTTACACAAAGTATTATGCCAAACTCACCACCTACTATGCCAGTTATTTCTGATGTATCAAATAGTGTTTCTTCATCTGACTGGTCAGTACCCACTGTCCAACTTGCATGATTGCCAATAGCTGACCAATGTAATTTATTTCTGTTTGTAGGTTGCCACCCACTTACAACAAAGTTTCTAACGACTGCTGTATGCCAATACGTTGGTGGACTACCACCTAAGTTAGCCCATGCAGTGCTTGAATCTAACTGCCATACTTGAGGTGTGTTAGCACCATTACTTGCAATAATATAGTTACCAAATTGAGTAAACTGCCAGTCATTGTCAGCAGGTGTACTAAAAGTTGTACCACCACTGACATCTGTAAATGCGTTGGCAAGATAACGATATAGTTTTGTACTATCACCTGCAAATGATGTTATGTTTCCTGCTGATGATTTAAAACTTGCAAAACCTTGACATCTATTGCTCAAAGCATTTGTGCTTACTGGTGCAAGACCTTTAGTGGGTTTGTAGCTTTTAAAAGATGGTACTACGTTCTTCGCCTCGACTAAACCCTCGTTTCTGTAATCTGGGTGGTCTGGAGTCCAATCTAAAAATTGTTTATATGCCATAAACTGCTATTCCTCGTTTACAGTTGACCGCATAATCAGTGGTGCATCTTGGTTGTATTTATTCTTTGTATTTAAAGCCACAACTCTTTCAACACCATTGTTATAAAAACTCAACCATTCTTGAATAATGGTAGGGTCAATACCTCGTATAAACGTATGTGAAAAATATAATGCACCATACAAATAAACATCTGAATGATTTGTTAGTACGTCATTAGTATCAGTATCATTAACCAGTGTGTCGAATTTCTTATAGTAATACATTTTAACAGAGTAGGTGCTATCTGGCATGGGGTAGAAATGTATGTTATCGCCAATGATTGTATAAACCTCTGGTTGTCCTACCAATGAACCACCATACATACTAAATGCTGTTTCTGGTGAAACATATTGCAATGCGTTCTTTCTGTTACTATCAATATAAATAGATGCAACCCCTAGAAACCCACTGGGCAATGCCTCTATTTCGTCATTAACACTTAATGTAGCAAGGTTAATCATCTTGTTGTAACCAGTGTTTGCTAGTTTACTGTTAAAGTCTTGTTCAGCTAGTGCAATAAAATCTGTAATTTCATTTGTTAAGTCTGAACGACCTAACCAGTTAGCAATACTGGATTTTAGGTTTGCAAAATTATTTAGTGCCATTTAAAAAGTTCCCTCTGATGTTCTTAAATAAGCCCACTGGGGATTATTTAGTTTACGTTGTAAATATTTGTGTTGTTCCTCACCCTCTAAACTGGTGAACATAAAACCATCTTCTTGCAACCATTGGTATGCAACAATCATTGGTATTTCTGCAATAGCTCTCATAGATTTATCTCTATTATAGCCTTTGCCAAATTCGTTTCTTTGTGCCTTGTTGTGTTTTAAGATGTTTTCAACATCTTGATATTTGTGTTCAATTAGTGTTTGAGATTGTTCGTCTGCTTTAACAATCGTTCCCATTTCACCATCATGTGTATGTTCGTATGTCTTTGCCATTTTATTATTTATTTTTTAATATTTCGTTCATATTTATATTCCCAATCAACTGGCACTACATCTACTTGCCTAAAAACTAAATTTTCTGAAACATCAAATCTTTTATGTTTAGTTTTCCATAAAGTTGACGCTAAATTGTATCTCTTTCCTCTATATTGTGGGCTTACTCTATGTAATTGTGCTGAGTCAAAAATGACACATCTGTCAGTAAGAGGTCTAATTCGTTCAACTTGTACTTGGTCTATATTTTTAGTTGCCCTAATACTTGATTCATAAGTACCTCTTTCATTGTAAGGTGCGATTTCTAAAAAACCGCCTAAAGAATCATGAGAAACTTTTGGGTAATAAATTAAACTTAAATCAGCTAACTCGTAATTATTTTCTCTTTCATGGTCTGATATATCGTCTTGATGCCATTCAAGTGCATTAACTGTATTATATAAGGGTCTTGACCAATACTCTAAGCCACCATCTTTATATTTATCAATGTCTATATAAGGTTTCCAAAGTAACTCTAATACATACTCAACATCATTTCTTGGTGGCTCATTCCACCAACCACTCCAAAAATTATATGTTGGTAAAGTTAAATAGCTTTTACAAAGTTCAAGTTGAAAATTAGGTTTTAAATAATCGTCTATAACTATCATTAGCCATCTAGCCAAGCATCTTCATATAATTTGGTTCTGTCTTTTTCAGCATAAAATTCATATACATTAAAATTTTCACTATCTATAATTTCAACATCTTGACTTAAAACAATTAGAGTTGTTGGTTTAAATGTTGTTTCTGTATCAATAACCTCTGCACCATCTGTAACAGTTTTGTATTTAATTTTAACATCACCAGATGCAATAAATAGAAATTGTCCATCAACATCTTTTTTAGTTATAACTTTTGGCTCGGTAATATGTTCTTGTATTCTTGAGTTTTCTATTTTTGTAACATACCCTTTATCTCTTGTTTCCTTAATTAAGGTGCTACTAATATTAAAATGTCCTGCACCAGTATTCCACCAACCATTTTTTTGAAACAATATACCATTACTGCCTACGTGAAGTATTCCATGTTTATGCCATATATCATCAAGTGCAACACCATTGACTTTAACAACTTCGTTTTTGTATTTTACTGTGTGCATTGATTTATCGTTGTACGTTAAATAAGAGCCAGATGGAAAAGTTACATCTGTTCCTTGAAAATTAAAACTACCACCATTAATCATAATATCTTGATGACTTAATGCTTTCATGTCATCTATATTTGTTGTCAATAAATCCTCAGTTTTAATTAATTCAACTGCCTCTTTAGGTATAAAATAAATTCTAGGTATGTGTCTATCATATCTTAAATTTATCGGCTCATAATTACCTGCATAGACTGTATCGTGAACATGATGGTCGCAATTATCACTATATAAATGATGCTCTAATTTTTTCATATTTTATAAACTCCAACATCTGGGTCTAATTCACTATCAATTACTTCCCACTCTTTGTAAGTTACGGAGTAATTTTCATCTGCACTTTCAGACTCGTAAATTTTAAATGAAACAACATCACCAACAGTTTCTTTTTCCACTATGCTATGTTTCTCAACATCTAAATTCATATCATCTAGCCATTGTCTTTTAATATTATCATAAGTATGTTGGTGCATACCTGCCCAAAATTTATGATTTCTTCTTAAAAGAAAATTGCTTTCCCTTGCTTTAAAATTTAAAGGAGTCCAAAAAGTAATCATTAAATCGTCAACTCCCTCTTTGTCATCTTGAATATATTTACAAGCCTTAGTTTGATAAACATGAGTTGTTTTTTTATATTTGTAAATCATCTTGTAAATACATAAGTTCCATTTGCATTGGGTAATGCACCAACATTAGCACCATATCTTATTGTGTTGTTTGTATTAGGTTCACAAGGCCCGATTATTATACCACCACTTTGTCTGTCTTGTCCTGCACCTACATTAATTGTTGTTGAGCCATTGGGATAAGTAAGAATTGAATTTTGTAAAGGTGTAAAAGAATTACTACTGCATATAGCAGGTATTATACCTGTAAGAGTATTTAATTGACCTGCCCAAAAAGTAACAGTGACTCCATTAGCAGTTTGGTCAGAGAAACTACCCATAGCAGGTGTGTTACCATGTGCAACACATACACCCATCATAGCATTACTTGTTTTACCACCAGAACAATTATAATTAGAATTACTAATGTTTGTATGAGAGGAAATACCTATATCACCAAGTACAGTTACATTTGCACCACCATAAAAATTACTGAATCTAATCGTGCCACTTGTCGGTATGCTACTATTTGTACTTGAGTCTGGTACTGCACCACCACCCCTGTAATATTCTGATAAGGAATGAGGTGTACCATTAACTGCCCCAAATTCACCTGCTATATCATTTAAAGTAATCGTGCCACTTGATTGTAGAGCCATTTGTCTAATAAAATCAACTACTTAGCTGATTTATCCTTTCTTTAATTCTTCAATTTCTGCTTTTAATTCTTTGATTGCCTCAATTAAATAACCAACAGTATTTCCATAAGCAACAGACTTATACTCACCATCTACAACTAATTCTGGTGCAATCTTTTCAAGTTCTTGTGCGATAACACCAGAACCTTTAGCATCATCTTTAGTAAATGTGACACCTCTCATTTGTGAAACTTTGTCTAAAGCATTGTCAATTGTTTTAATGTCTTTTTTTAATCGAATATCAGAATAGGCAGAAACATTATTTGAACTTGTAAGATTTCCAGTACAAGTCAATTCGCCTGTTACTGCAAATCCACTACTTGTTGTTCTTGCTCTATCTGTATTATCGTAATACAGATTTACTGAACCATCTTGGGTAAATGTTGCTATGGTTTCTGCACCACCAACTTTTGCAACTGTAAAAGCATTAGTTCTTAATTCAACACTACCAGTACCAGAGTCATCTAAAATTGTTTGGTTTCCTGCATGAAAAATTGAAAAATCATCAGAATTACCAAATCTTGCTTTTTCATTATCGCCAAAACTAATTGAGTGTCCATTCACATCTAATGCACCACCAAGTTGAGGTGTTGTATCATTTACAAGGTCTGTTAAATATCCTGCACCATTCGTAAGAGTATTATTGTTTGTTGGAATAGTTGGTTTGTTTGATAAGTCAGTATAAGAACCAGATGTAGCAACAGTTGAAAGACTTGGTTTGTTTTGAATAAAAGCATCAGACGTATTAGATGCCTCTGTCCAGTTTGCTTGAACATTAACCTCTGCACCTGCACTAATACCATCAAGTTTTGTGCCATCAGTTGCAACATCTCTACCATCTACTGTACCTGAAACAACTATGTTTCCTGTTGTTGATGTTCCACTAGAAGTTGTTTCAAACTTTTGGTTTCCATCGTGGTATAAATAACCTGCACCACCATTTAAAAACTTACCAACAAATACATCATCAGTAGAATTAATTAAATAAACACCATTACCATTATTTTCTATTCTAAGATTACCAGTACCCTCGTCTGCAATAATACTATTATTAGTGTCATGGTAAATCTGTAAATCGCCACTACCACTTGCACCGCCTAAAGATAATTTAACATTATCGTTAAGGTGAACTTCACCAGTAAATGTGCCACCAGATTGCAATACAGATGGTATCGTAGCTGAACCGCCTAATGCAACTGCTTGACCATTAATTGTAATTGTATTTGTTGGAATAGTTGTTGCTACACTTACTGCACCAGTTGAACTCATGTTGGCAGTACCAGTTACCGCACCAGTTAAAGAAACACTTACAGTTTTATTATCAAAACTATTAGAGCCATCATGCACTAAAACTTGTCCTGCTGATGGTGATGAAATAGATGTATCACCTGCCTCTTCCAAAGTATCTATGCCAGATATTTGTGCGTCAACATAAGTCTTAATAGCTTTAGCACTAGCAATCGTGTCGTGGCTAGAAGAAACACTTGTTATATCTTCATCAACTGAACTTAAAGCAGTATATGGTATATTTGTTAAAGTATTTGCTGAACCAGAAATTGATTTATTACTTAATGCCTCAGTGCTTGACCCAGTAATATAACCACTGTTATTAGTCCATTGTGATATAGAACCACTTTTATTTGTAAGGGTTGATGTTGATGATGCAGTTATATAACCACTATCATTAGTCCATTGTGATATTGCACCACCTTTGTTTGTGAAAGTTGCACTATCAGATGCGTAACCAGTTAATTCACCTTGCACATAAGCAGTTGTTGAAATTTTTGTTGTGTTATCGTTTGCACTAGGGGTTGGTGCAGATGCAGTTCCAGTAAATGTGGGTGAGGCAATAGGTGATTTAGAATTAAATTGTGTCTGTATATCAGATGTAGTTCCTGCTAAATGACCCATTTCAGCAGTTGTAACTCCACCTGCTAAACTAAAAATTAAATGTCCATTTGGGTCATCATAAACTGGTGTTATTCCTGCATGAGATGAATGACCAGTAAACATAGCACCAACTGTATCTTGAATACCCTCTTGGTTTACACCAAAGAAAGTTGCTAGTTCAGAAATTTCTGCACGTTTAGTGTGATTTTCTGATACATCAGCTATTACAATATTATCATTATTTGCAATTTGTGATGCTGTAATTGAGGTCATCTGACTAATCTTTTTGTCTGCCATTCTATAATCCTTTATTTCTTCTTTTTTGTTTGTTCATTGAACTAAGTTTAAGTTTTGTTTTCTTTGGATTGCCAATAGATGTTCTTTTAGCAATTCTAACGTGCTGACTGTAATTAAATGCCTTGCGTTTAGACATTTTGCCATTGCTCTTTTAATTTGTTTTTTGCTTTAGAATTTTTTTTTATTGTTTTTTTTCTAAATATACTTGAGTAGTTATCTCTAAATTTTTTAGAGGGTAGGTGTATTCCATCTTGAGCCATTACGATACAATCGGTTCACCAGTATCTAATTCATAAGTGCGACCAGACTCTATAACTATATTATCGCCAGTTTCAGATATTAAAAGATTAAATCCACCACCAGAGCCATCATCACCTTGTAAATTAAAACCACTTACATCAACTCGTTTGCCTCTATACCTTGCAGGTGAACGAACATTTTTACGTTGTGTTAATCTACCGCCTAACATCTATCGAGTACAATCTGTTATGTAGCAAGTACCACTTTGCGTTGCAAATTTAAGCACTGCAATTTTCATACTTTCTGGTATGTAAAAATATTCAATCGTATATGCAGGTAGTAAAGCACTACCAGTTGTTGCAGTAGGGTTTTCACCTATTTCAATATGAACATCACATGATGAAATTACTCTGTAATAACACATATTGTTATCTAATGCTGATGATTGTGCTGAACTTGAACCTACTGATACAGTTCTAGTTGAGCCTAGTTTAAATGCTGTTGGATAGCCACCTATTGCCATAATAATTACCTCGTTAATGATGTTATGAAAGCAGTGCCACCACCAGTTACAGTTCGCACTGCAACTTTCTCACCAGATGATATGCCTACAAAAAATTCTGACTTTGCAGGTATAAATGCGTCAGAGTCAGTAGCAGTAGGATTCACACCTATTGCATAATGTGAGTCAACAGTTGCTATAATACGCACTACCATTATACCCTCTGAAATAGCAGGTGATTGCACTGATGTTGCTGACGTTGTTATCTTGTCAGTTTTTTTATCTCTATATTCCATAATATTTAAAATTCCTAAAGATAGCAGGGTGGCTATAAGCCACCCCACTATTATTGTTTATGCGTCTGTTAAATCAAACACTCCACCATTACCAACTGGGTTTTTACACATTAGTGTGTACTCAGTTGTT